TCACCCCCTAGCCGCTAACTCATGACCAACCCATTCACGCAATTCAAATATGCTTTTGAGTTCTGGGCTGCTGCTGTTTTTGGTATTTATTCACAAGACTTTTACGACTGGAATGAATGGCTATTTCGTTGCCCAGAATACACGCAAGAAAATCTTACGGGACGATTCTGGGATGAAATAAACGAAGGCTGGGATTGGATGCAGCCTTACATGGTTAAGCATCTTGCAGAATTTGATGCGTGGGCACAAACAAACTCACCCTTCACCCCCTAGCCGCCACCATGGACAACAACCCACCACGCCTAACTCTGGCCAAGTTGGATGAACTAATCAACGCCGTTGAAGGTGGCGCCACAGTTCTGTGGACCGCTGCGGGTGACATTCCCGTGGGGTTACCAGTGGCGCAGATGACGCATGAACAGTTGATTGCTGCTCTAAAACTGGCAGCCAGATGCGAAGTGAGTTGGGCTGTGATGAAAGAGCGACTGGAGAGACGGCAAAGCATTACCCCCTAGCTGCCGCTACCACCCGCCCATTCACCCCATCACCCCCCCCTAATGGAATCCACTGAAATCTTTGTGCCATTTGAGCCCTTAGACCAAAACGGGCTGACGTATAGCAACGACACGGAGCTACCCGAGGTGGAGTTTCAGTCGCCCGATCCTGGCAGCATCGTTTTTAGCCCGTTTCCTGGCTACGAGGGTAGCGGATTTGTCGTTATCACCCCCTAGCCGCCGCCCTCCTAGCCGCTAATTCCCCCACCGCCTCGCTGAACGTCCGCCCACCTGCCGGAGCATCCAATGGCGCCGACGGCTGCAGGCTGCGGGTGCGATCGGGGAATAGGTATCGCTCGCTGGCTGTTGGTGCGGTCAGGGCACGCTGCAGCAGCCCCCTGGCCCGTTCCTCGCTGATCCCCTCCGCCTTGGCCAAGGCCCTGACCCCTGCCGCCTGTTCCTCCCGCCAGAAAGCGTTATCGAGCAGGGTGTCACGAATCACCGGGTCCGTTTCCAGCACCTCATCGGCCGGCAGCGGGACCGGCGTACAGCGACATTGCGGGTGGGCGGGGATGACCACCTGATCGGCTGGGTAGATGCGCCCATGGCGGCTAAGGCACCACCTGCAGGTGCGCTCATCGGTGGCGGCCACCCAGCGGATGAAACCGAAGCCCTCGGCCAGGTTGTGATCAATGGCCCCACGGACATAGGCGTTGGCTAGTTCTGACCGGGCGATCACCTCGGCACGCTGGCGGAGCCCCATCCGGGAGGTCTTGCCCGTGGGGTCGGTTGTGCCCTCCAACGCCCCAACGATCTGCCGTTCAAGCCGCTTAGGGCCCCAGCCACGGGCGACACCTTCGCCGACGATCTGGGCGATCTGATCCCGGAACCGTGCGGATTCGCCTGACATGAAGGCAGTAGCGGTCTGGGCGGCGGCACGGATCGCCAGCGGATTGGCCCCGGCGAAGGTGGCGCTGGCACCGGTAACGATCGACTGCAGCGCGGCTGCAGCTTCACCGCCAACGGATAGGGCCTCAACCAGATCGGTGGTGAACTGGCGCTGCCAGGCGGTGATTTCCTCTGGCGGCAGGAACTGCTGAGCGTCCCGCAGTATGGCCCGGTACTTGGTGGATGCTTCGGCGGAGCTGTAGGCGCCGGGGACCCTGATGGGGTTGCCCTCGGGGTCAAGATCGGAGGGGCCTACGGCATTGATGTAGGCGGCATAGTGCCGCTTCAGGTCACCCAGCACGCGATCCAGCGCGGTGCGCAGCATGGCGGTGGTGTTCGCCAGGGTGCGGGCTTCCAGCTGGTCAAGGATGGTGGCGTAGGAATCTACGCTGCTGATTATGCGGTCACCTAGGGCCATGGATTACCGCGTCCGTTCCTGGGGTAGGTTTCCGACAAAGGTTGCGGGCGCATAACAAAGCCCCTAGGCGACAACCTAGAGGCTTTGCATGCGATCAAAGGGATCAGACCGGAGCGGTCATTCACCCACCACGCCGTCGCTTTCAAACTCAAATGTCGACAACTTCCTCGGACGCGAAGTCGTCGGATTCATCTTCATCGGCGGCCAGGAATGCCAACTTCAATTCGGTCTTGACTAAGTCCAATACGCCAACGGCCTCAAACAGGCTGCATTCGGAGTTTTCAACTAGGTCGGTGATGCCTTCACACAAGGTTTCGGTGGGGGTGATGATTTCAGACATGGGGCAGGCTCTCGGGTGGTCACGGCTTAGCTTACCTGCTCCTGCTCCCGGCGTCTACGCATCCTGGATCGAGCAACCCGGTCCGCTCGATCGGCACGTCCCGCTTTGGTGTGCAGTCGCCAGCACTCCCAGCAGTGATCGCCGTGGGTGCCGGTGTGCTGGCGGGGGCAGCAGGCGCAGGGCCGTAGCTCTGCGGGGGGCAACAGGCCGGCCTGGCGGTCGCGGTAGCGGCGCTGGCGTTCGGCGTTGGTGGGGTCAGGCATGGGCGCCCTCTTCCGGCAAGCACTGCACCATGGCTCACCATTGCCGAGAGCACTGGGACTCCCAGCACACCTGGCAGACGATGCCAGTGGAAGCGGCGGGCCAGCGTTCGGCAGGATCGGAGATCTGGGCCCCGCAGTCGGAGCAGGAAGGGATGGTGGCGGGGTCAGGCATTTTTGATGCTGGCAACACGCAAGCTGCCGCCACACAGCCGGGCGGTTTCATCGCGGAGTTGAAACGCTTCGGCGCGGGACTGGAACTGATCGGCGAAGGTCAGGCCGCAGAACTCGGGCAGTTTGCTGTTCTTGCTCCTGCGAATGCCGAACGCCCAGCGGCTGCCGTCGTGGGCTTCGATTCGGTAAGTGGTGGCCATGGTGGTGATGCGAAGGGATCGAATGGATCCGCCAAGCTCACGGCGCCTGGCGGGGTTAGGGGGTCAGTCTTTGAACATTTCCATGCAGCAACCGAAGGCGCCCATTCGGTTTGTCTCTTGGCTAAACGTGATGGTTTGCGAGCGCTTGCCATTCGCGGATATAAAGTCGTATCCGAACGAGTTGCCTCCGCTGACATCTTTGTCGGATTTACAGATTCGCCTCCATCCATCGGCCTCGGCGTCGGCAATGGTGGCGTAGTTGGTGCGATCTTTAGTCATGGTGGTGATTTTGTCGGCCACTTTTAGGTCCTCAATGGTGGATTGAGCAGCTGAGCGCTGCAGGCTGGCTGAGGGGTCAGGGCCAGCGGGCAGGGGTCAAGCGGCGGCTTGCCAACAGGTGGGGCTCCAGATCGGATCTGGCTGGGTTGCCTTAGTGCGATGCTTCCAGGCGTTGAAGGCGGTCAGGTCGGGCAGGTTGGGGCAGGTAGCGGGACAGTTCGTCTCACCGCAGTAGAGAGAGCGGCAGGAGATGGGGAAGAAGCGTTTTTCAGGCATGACTGGCTGGTTGCGGTGGTGGCGGCTCGGGTTCCCCCTTGCCTGTCCTCATATAGTAGCCGGTCCGTTACGGGATAGCGAGGGGACAGTGGACCGGTTCACAGATTGTCGCAATCGGTCAGATGCGGAACCCGACCCGCGCTTCGGCCTCCCGCTGCCAGCGCCCCAGATCGTGGCTGCGTCGCCTCGCAGCATCCCTCTCCCAGTCCTGCGATGCCTCCATATCGTCGGCTGCGGTGACGCCGTGAGCGAGGCTGGTCACCTCGTGGGCGGGAATGGTGATTAGGCGATTCATTGCCAGGTTGGCGGGTAGTGGTGGGAAGGTGATGGGTTGCCGGGTTATGGCGCCCGGCGCGCCGCAGGGGTCAGTCAACTAGCTCGGTGAGAATCCCAAGGCGCTTTGCATTGCGCCAGATCTCGCGGGCTTGATCTGCTGACTCAATGACCCGGTAGAAGCTGTCACGCCCCCAGGTCTTGCAAAGCCCGATGGTCTGATTGCTGCCAGAGCCGACTGAGCACTTGCTCAGCTTCCAAGTGCGGCGGCGCAGCTCGGCACCGCTGAATGTGCCGTTGTTGACCCAGACCGTCAGCATCATGTCGGAGTTGCTGCCGATAAAAGCGGTTAAGTCGCGCAGCTCACCAGATGCGCCACAAGCGAAGCAGTCGCCGTTGGCGACGTGAGAGAAGTGGGGCAGCTTGCCGGAACCACTGCAGAAGGGGCAGGTAACGGAGGCGGTTAGCGCGTCAGTGGCGGTCAGGGTGGCGGCGGTCATGGCTGGCTGGCTGGTGGTGATGGGGCTGTCCCCTGTCCTCATAATGTAGCCGGTCCGTTACGGCTCAGCAGCAACCAGCCCGCACACTTCGCAATCCGTCACAATCCCTTAGCCCTCATCCTCGCCCGGAAGCTCCTCGTCCAGCGGCGTGGTCATGTCGTCCCGCTCCGGCGTCGGTGCCCCCATCATCGGCCGCTCCCGGTTGATCCTCTCCATCTCATCGGCCACGCTGGTTGTTGACCGGTTGAAGCCACCACGAATCAGCTCCGCAACGCCGCTCTCCTGGCTGATCAGCTCAACACCACCAGCAAGCCGCTGCAATGCATCTGCTCGTTGCGCATCCACCGGGGGAGCGAAGGCGTTTTCGTCCATCGTCAGGCCAGCGCCTACGGCCAACTGCTCCCCGGTGTAGAGGCACCAGATTGCAAATATGGACTGCATTACCGACTTCTTGCGCTCGCCCATCGCCCTGATGCTTGCCTGGGTTCGGCCGCCTTCGAGCTGCGACTGGGTGGCGGTTTTGGTGATTTTGCTCTCACCGGTCAGGAAGCCGAGCAACTGCTGATCAATCAGCTCCTTCACTTCCTTGATTTGAGCCCGCTGCTCAGCCAGTGACGTGGCCGATGGCTCGCGGAAAAAGAAGTCCCCGTCTTTGTCCACATCGACAGCCGTGTTAGGGCCAATAACCAGCGGTGTGACTGCTTGGCCAGGGCCAGGCGGTAAGGCACCCTTGCGCACCGCCACCGGCATGGCGCACTTGTGGGTTTTCTCTTCCAGATCGCTTGAGTTGCGGAAATACTGGAAGCAGTGCTCGACCACCTGCCGCAATGGCAGCGCACCATGGCCGAAGCCGGCTTTCTCGGCCGAGTACCAGACCACTGGGCAGATGGTCAGCGGCTTCTGATTCGAGTCCAGGTACTGCCCCTCGTCTACCACCTCCATGACCATGGAGCCATCGGCACGCTTTACAAGCCGGTAGAGCGTCCATTTCCCCGGTTCAATCACCCGGTAGCGCTCTTCATATTTCACCCCAAAACCACCATCCTCGCTGTCAACCTCCGCCCATTCCAGGAAGGTGCAGCGGGTCACCACCTCAACCGCGCCCACTACGGCGGTCCGCCAATTCAGGCAGGTAGCACGGGTGCGGCTGACCAGGTACGGGCGCCTCCTTGCTGCTGATTCACTGGCGCCATCAGTGGGCTGGCCATCTGGCATCTCCACGATGATCGGGACGGCGCCATCGCGCAAACACAGGGGATCCACGGTGAGCCAGAACGCCTCAAGGGAATTGCCCTCCAGATCTACGTTGTCCTTGTTCGCCTCAAATGTTGCGGGAGGATCCTTCAGCTCGGAGCGTGACAACACCCCGGCGAAACCCTCCAGACCAGCCCTGAAAAAGTCAGAAAATACAGCGCGACCTAGGCGGCCTACATAGGCTTCGGGTGGTTCGGCTGGTTCGGGCGGTAGGTACTTGCGCTTTACCTCATCACCATCACCCTTGAGGCAATGCCAAGCGTCATACGCACGCTCTAGGTCATCACGGTGCTCCTTCAGCACCGGATGCTGAAACGATGGCAGCTTGGGGTCAGTTCCAGGATGACTCGACTTCACCAGCGCCTACGATTAGCCTGCTACTGGAGCTTTCCTGCTGAGCTATAGCTTTACCGCCCTAGGGTGTGGCTTGCGCTGGTTGCGGCCGAACAGTGACGGCTGAACCGCTGGAGCAACGGCGGGCCGGGGCTGACGCGGGCTGCGGGCCTTGGGCATTGGTGGTGCGGTTGCCACGTCAAGGCCGAGCATCCGCTGGCGAAACTGCTGTAGGGTCTTGCCGCACAGTTGGATCTTCAGTCGGTTGTGGAATTGAGCCATCGACCCATAAGGGTAGGGTCGCTTGAACGGATCGGCGGACCATCGCTCCAACAGGCCACGATCAGCGGTCCGCAGGTTGTTAAATGCCTGTTCGGTGAGGCGAAACAACGCCGTTGCGATGCCCTCATCAGTGACCACGGGCTGGTGATCGCTGAGCAAGGTGATCTCATCAACTAACTCAACAGTGCCGACCATGGCACCCATCATTTCGGTGATCTCAGCCTCGGTGAAGGCGGGAATGTTATCCACTATCTGAGCCAGGCTCAAGCCTTCGGCCAGCAACCTGCGCACCCTAGGGTAGTGCTCACGCCACTTTGACGGCATCTTTATATCGTAGCCATGATCCCTGATGTGGTGTTTGATCTGCCCCTCGATGTATTGGCAGACGCAGGTACTGATGGCGTACGGACGACCGGTGCCAGGGTTGAGGCGCTCGGGATCGTAACGCCGGCAGCCGTTCACCAGCCCCTCCAGCGCGGGGCCGATGAAGTCTTCATAGGGCCGACCGCACAGCCTTGACCATTTGTTGGCAGCTTTGCGGGCAAGTCCCTGGTTTTCGACGATCAGTCGCTCTGACAGCTCGGTGCGTGGCGGGCTGCCGGGTTTGACTGGCTGCTCTAAAGTTTCTCCTGCACGAACAGCTCGCCGCGATCGAGCAGCACGACGTGGCTTGGCGTCAGGTGGATCTTCACCGCTGGCGATGGCGCCGTCCAGCTCCCCCCGAACCGGAACAGCTCCAGGTGGCTCCCCTGCGACGACTGGCGAAGTCGCCACGTCCCCGCTACCGGCTTGCCGATCAGTTGGGACAAGGGAGCTGGCGGGAGCTTCAGGGTTGCCATCGGTGGGCTGTGGTTGCGGGTTGGGTCTGGTGGTCATGGCTGGCGGCAAGACTCACGAACACGATCGGCGGAACTTGCCGCAATCTCGCGGGCAGACTGCAGGCTGTCGGCGTACTTGATCTCCAGCAAGGCGGTATAAGCCTCGCCAAGGGCATCCCATCGTCGTAGTTCACGATCCGAAGCTGGCAGGTGGAATGGGACTAGCTGTTGGGCGAGGGCGTACAGGCGGAGCTGGCGGAATAGGCGGAAGATGTTCATGGGTTGCGTGCCTCAGCATCCTTGCGAAAAACGTTCAGCGCTTCGACGGGTAACAAGATATGACCCCCATAATCTTCGCCAAATTCAGGGCCAGCCATCTGGTATGCCCACAGCCTGCTCTTGGTCATACCGTGAGGTCTTGCCCCTTCATATTGAATGCTGGTAATCGGGATCATCTCCGACCAGTTCTGCTCCAATAGCCAATCAACGACCGCAGGGGGCGGAAGGCGCGGGTCGCGGGGGGTGGTTTCCATGGGGTTGGTGGGTTGGGTGATCATTCGCTTTCCTGCTCAGGATGGTTGGTCAAGTTATAGGCTTGCGCCAAAAGTAATACGCCAACAGCGTGACACGTACCAGCAGCATGTACAGCGGAAAGATCAGTTTCAAAGCATTGCCTAAGAATCCTTTGCATTAGATCCTCTTCCGGGTCTGGGTCAGCATCCTGCTGAGGCTTTGGGGTCACAGTCGGCAAAGCGGTTACCCTCAGTCGCCAGCACCCATCTCGTCGCTCTTGCCATTCACCAACGCCGATACTGTGCCCGTCATCGGTTTCAATCTCAATAAATCGGGGGCCCTCTGGCCCTGGTGGGCCGTCGAAGACGATGTTGATTGGGGTGTGCATGGGTGTGTCCTGTGTGGGTTGTGTGGTCATCGAAAGCCGGGCGGCGTCAATCATGTGCAGCGACCCGAATCAACGGCCTCACGCTCTGGATTTGACAGGAATGGAGCATCATTCCCGCTGTGTCGCTTGTAGGCAGCACCCAATGCCAACCACATGGCCGGTTGATCTAAAAGGAAACGGAAAGTAGCGGTGCAGTCAATACCAGAATTTACCAGTTGATCGGGTACACCAAACACATGTAGAACATCAAAATGAGTTGTACCTTGAAAGTTAAACTCGATGCACGGGAAGCGCTCGGCTAAGTCGCCCAGAGCGCGGAACATCGCCGCAGGGTTGATTTGGTTGCAGCTGTAGAGCTTTGCCATGGGTGTTGAGTAAGGGAGTGGTCATCGAAAGCCAGGGATAGGCAATCGCCTAGGCACCGGGTCCCGTGGTGGCGGGACGGCGGCGCCATGGCCGTAGGTGGCGGTGGTGACACGCATGGGACCACCAGGACCGTAGCCCAGCTCAGCGGCATACAGGCGGTGAAGGGGATAGCCGACTGCATCATTGGGATGGTCGTAGCCCGTCTTCTTGTCCGGTTCGCCCTGCTCGTTGTAGGGCTGTCGCTCTAGGGCCTCGATGAGCCGTGGGCACTCTGGGCTGATCCAGAACCTTGTCTCACCCTTGGCGTTCAGCAGCAGGGCTTGCACCACGTTCACCCGATCGCGCACCGGGGGATTGGCATCAGGGGCGTAGTTAGCAAAGCCGTAGGACTTCAGGATCCCGATATCCGACAGGCTGGCATTGGTGCTGCGGTTGGCGCCGCTGGCGTCCGGGTAGGCCCAGATCGAACGGTCCGGGAATTGCTGGCGGACCTTCCGGCATAGGTCATCGGTGTCATGGGCGCCCATGATCTCGCCAAAGGCGTGGGCAATGCCTTTGCGCACCACCAGCAGGATGCCCGACATATTACCTACGTTGAAATCGATGCCGATCAGGATCTGATCAGTGAGCTGTAGGCCATCAGGTAGCGGCTTGACGTGATAATCACGATTGAAGCGGTCGTAAACCTGGCCACTCTTCAGGTTGATGTATATGCCCTCCATGTAAGCCTTGAGCATGTTGCTGGTGTAGCGGGTGCGCAGGTTGTCCAGGTAAGCCTCGGGCAGGTGTGGGTTGTCTTGGGTGCGCATCCTGATCAACCGCTTACCAGGATCGGCCTGAGCTTCAACGGTGCCAAAGGTCTTGTAATGCCAGACGAATCCTTCAGGGGTGGAAAGGAAAACAAGCTGGTTGACATTGCCAACCCGGATGCGGCCGAGGATCTTCTCGTAGCCCCGTGCGGCGATCTGCTCCTGAACGGTGTCCACCTCGTCAACAAGGGCCCATGCCCAGTCGGGGCCAACGATGCGTTTGAAGTTCTCGAAGCTGCGGGCTAGTACGGGTGTGTCACCATCAGGTAGGTGGAGAATGTGCTCGGGTAGTGGCGATGCACGGAAGGTGTAGGGGATGCCGTAGTGATCAAGGAAGGCGTCAAACTTCCTGATCCAGATGTCCCGCAACATCGGCCCCGTGGGCTCCAACACGCAGCCGATGAAGCCCTGGTTGAGCACGGCGAGCTGAAAGGCTTTAGCGCAAGCGCCAAGGGTCTTCCCTGCCCCGTAGCCAGCGGCCACGCCGATCTCACGGGTGGTGGTGTCATCAAATAGCTCAACCTGCCCACCATGGAGGTCGTCACGGATCCGGGCGAGGGTGGCGGGAATATCTAGGCGGGTGTGTGCTGCTTCGGTGCGCTCCAGCTCCAGCACCGCAAGGCGTGCGGCGGCGGTGGGGGCGCGGACGATCACGCGGCCACCCCAATCCGCTGCAGCTTGTCGCGCTGGCCAAGGCGCCAAACCGCCAAGCATGACCGATGCGGTTGGGTAGCTTTCTCGCGCTTTGCCTTTAACGCGACCCGTTTGGCGATGCGTTTAGCTTCACGTTTTGCCTTGTCTTCGGCGCGTCGGAACTCCCGTAACTGGTCAAATAAATCTAAATGAGCGTGGTAAAGCCGCTTTCCATGCGTATCAATCTTGCCAAAATAATTTTGAAAATATTCTTCATAGCAACGCATGGGCTGTTTGCAGCCATACCAAGTCGTCGCCATTTCCTTCCCTAATGAGGTGCTTCGGAAAGTATCAAACCCCTGATCAAACACCAGCGAAACCACTACGGCCTGTATCTGGTAGGGCCAGCAATGAAAGTATGGCAATAGATCGTCCAGTTTTTTGGCAATTGACTGCAGATCATCCGATAGCAGCTCAATCGCCTTGTCTTTTGTGATTACCTGCCCTGCCTCAACATCCATCCCGTAATGGCGGTAACCAATGCACCAAGGACCATCCGGTGTGCCGACCCTTTTAAATGCGTCCCGCGAAATGTAAAAGGGGGCGTCCGCGCCTGCACTTTCGTAGTATTCACTCCAGGGAAGATGGGCGTCTTCTCTAAACGTGTAAAACCCGGTGACAATCTTGACCACGGGCTCAAGCCATGGCGGCTGTGTTGCGGGCGTCACGCCACCGGCCCCACGCGATGCACGGCCCAGTAGGCAGATTGCCCTGGGTGATGGCTGGCATCAATCAATTGGGCACCCAACAGGTCCGCCATCCGCCGGCCTGCCTCAAACTGCGGGCAATCCCAGCGGGTTGTCAATTCCGACATGGCGACATGTGGTGTCAGGCCGGCGGCAATACGCGGGGCTAGCCATGTGGCAAGGTCAAGGCAATCGAGCAGGGTGCTGGCTGGCACCCAAGGTCGGCGGGCTAGGACGAGGCGCACCAGGTCGGTCATCAGCGACGCCTCCAGAAGTCTGGATTCATCAGCAACTCAGCCGTTGAGACCAACAACCAGAGCGCACCGACCAGCATCACGCCACCAGCAAGCATTTCAAGGCCGTTTGGCCCGCCTACGGGAGGTGCGCCAACCTCGGACCTTGGGTCACTTTGAGCAGCGCTGATGATCCTTGCGCCATTTTGGGCGGCAGCGTTAATCACGAAAATTGATGCTCCCGTCATGCTTCCCCCTCAACCGCAGGCATCTCCAGACCACGGGCGTTGATCTGCAGCAGCACTCGGCTTTCGTCCTCCGGCGTCAAGCCAGCGGCGGCAATGGCATCAACCACGGCGGCGATGGTCTTGCGTTCGGTGCGGCGTTCGGCGGCGGCATCGCTGAAGTGATCGCGCAGTCTGGGGTGATGGGTTAGTAGCCAGGTTGCTGCCCAGAGGTTCGGAGACTTCTTTTCCTCCCCTTCCGCTGGCTTAGGCGGCAATGCTGCATCGCGCAAACAAGTGACAAGGTTTTTGCACTCTTCGGCGTCAGCTATAAAGATGGCACGCCGAAACTGGTATTCAAGGCTATCTTCACCCTTGATTTCAGCATCACGAATCCAGGTCTGAGCGGTCCGACGACCAATCCCAAGCCGATCAGCGATCAATGCCAAGGGGAGGCCGTGCGCCGCTTCCTGCTTGGCTTTGCTGACCAGTTCGGCGGTGAGTTTGGATGGACGACCGCCGGCTGACACGGGTTGTGGTGATGGCAAATGTTACTGTGGGGGGAGAGTTGCCCCTCCCCCCACAGCCATATCATAAGCCATTGCTGCAGTTTTGGAAAGGCAGCGGTCAGCCACGTGACCCCCTGACGGTTTGATCCCCGTTGTAGCGGCCAATCTCTGCGTAGCTCGCCAGTGGCGTTGAATCCATCTTCATAAACTTCATCTGCCCGATTTTGAGCCCTGGGTAGATGCCAATCCAGTGAAGCTGGCGCACGTTCTTCAGTTCAAGGGTCAGGCGGGAACCGTTCCAACCAGGATCACACCATCCAGCGAGCAGATGCTGCAATCCCTCGCGGGCGCGGGATGACTTCAACACGAACTGCGCGGCGATGCAATTAGGCAGGTTGAAAATGGGTTCAGCTTCGGCCAGCAGGAATTGCCCTGGCACTACGCGATAGGGATTTGCTGGGGTGTGGTTGGCGATGCAGTAAGGCACAAGGTCTGGCCCTTCACTGGACTCTATCAGGATGTTCGATCCCAGCCGAAGGTCCAGACTTGCGGGATTGAGAAGTTCGGGGTCAAAGGGTACGAC